ATACATTAGATGGTATAAAAATAAAATACGGCGGATTATTTTCACAGGGTGTGACCTTTGAGTATAGTGGCCTAAATTTAAATGGGTTAGGTTTACATTTTAGAATATTTTCTGGAAAAGATAATGAAACTATAAGAGGGGAAGGTATTGCAAAAGGAGCAAATGCGGTACAAGGTAAAGTTAAAATGAGTGTTATAAATGATTTTAAGTCAGGAACTCTATCAAAGATTGAGTCTGTTAAAGGTGCTAGTGTTGAGTTGAGTAAAAATATATGGGGTTGGTCTAAAACTGGAAAAGAAAAATTTAATTTAGTGTCAAAGGTATATAATAAAATTAAAGGAGCTTCGAAATTAGCTAGTAATGGTAGTTGGGATGTTGCTTTTACTAATGAGAAAAATTTTCTTAAAACTTTAAATGATTACTATACAAAAAAGAAACCAACAGAAAATTCAGTTAAAGCTAATATAAGTTCAAGATTTCAATCTATCATGTTAGGTTCAATTATAGCTAGTCTTAATAAATCAGACCTAGAAAAAGTGATGCTCGGTATGTTAAAATATGGAAAATCAGAATCAGAGTGGTCATCGGCACATTATAAGGCACAATAATGAAAACACAACTATTATGCACATTCACTAAAAAAGATAGATTTAATGACACATTAGATATTATTATCTCATGCAATGATATTGTGTTTGATAAAGTATACACATTTCAAAATGAAAATGATCTCAATCAATTAATATGTACATACAATGTAGAATATAATGAAGACTTCATGCAGGGTATACAAGATACTATTTCACTTCATAGAAAAAAACACACCAATACACTTTATACGATTAACGCACTCAATGATTTAATTCGTGAGTTAAATGGTGGTAGGTTGGATAAAACATTTCCAATAGAATGGGAAAATTATAAAAACTCATTATTGCTTACTGGTGATGATGGTCTTAATAAAATACCAACAAAAATTTATAAAATAATAGATGTAAAAACGTGGGAAAGAGATATAAAATAAAATTGTATTTCGGAATCTTTTATTATACTTATAAAAGTATCAAGGTTACACTTGATTGACAAATAATAAATAACTAATTAACAATGGAGAATTAAAATGGATTTAACTGCAATAAAAAATCGCCTAAATCAATTACAAACCACAAACAACAGAACCTCAAACTTATGGAAACCCCAACCAGGAAATCAAATAGTTAGAGTAGTGCCTTATAAACACAATAAGGACAATCCGTTTATTGAACTATATTTTCATTATGACTTAGGTGGAAAGAACTATCTTTCACCAATTTCATTTGGTAGACCTGATCCGATTGAAGAGTTTGCACAAAAACTCAAAGGAACTGGTTCAAAAGATGACTACCGTTTAGGTAGAAAAGTAGAAGCCAAAATGAGAACATATGCTCCTGTAGTAGTTCGTGGTGAGGAAAGTCAAGGTGTTAAATTTTGGGGATTTGGAAAGACAGTTTATCAAGAACTACTTTCTATAATCGCAGATCCAGACTATGGTGATATTACCGACTCAGTTAATGGTCGCGACATCGCTGTAGTATTCAAAACAGCTGAAGAAACAGGTAAATCTTTTCCTTCAACTTCAATCAGAGTAAAACCAAATCAAACTCCTATTACGGAAGATGCATCATTACTTGAAACACTAACTGAATCTCAAAAGAATATTACTGAGATTTACCAAGAACAATCATATGAGGTCTTAACACAAGCTCTTAATGATTATCTGAAGGGTGGTTCAACTACTGAAGAAGAAAAGAAAGAAGAGGTTTCAGCAACAGCTGCAGCATCATCTTATGATTCTAAGAAAACTTCAGACGCATTTGACGATTTATTTAATAACTAGACAATAATAATATTGGGTGGTTAGAATAACTGCTGGAATTATCATATGATATTACTATGTGGTTATAAAATTCCTCTGGAACCACCCATTATTTAAAAGGAGATTTGAATGTCAACAAGAGATGAATTGGCTAGTGTCTTAGCAGACACACTTAATAAAAACTTCAAGGATATGAAAGTAGCATATTTTCTTGATGGTACGGATACTACACCTACTGATATCAAGGATTTTGTTTCAACTGGTTCTACTATGTTAGATTTAGCTATATCAAATAGAGCAGATGGTGGAATTGCAGTTGGTAGAATAACAGAACTTAATGGATTGGAAAGTAGTGGTAAATCTTTAATAGGTGCTCATATGTTAGCAGAAACACAAAAGAAAGGTGGTGTTGCTGTTTATATAGATACCGAAACTGCTGTTAGTACTGAATTCTTAGGTTCAATTGGTGTAGATGTAAAAAGTATGTTGTATTTACATTTAGAAACCGTTGAAGATATATTTACAGCTATAGAAGAAATAGTAGCTAAGGTTCGTGAATCAGATAAAGATAGGTTAGTGACTATCTTAGTGGACTCATTAGCAGCGGCTACAACTAAAGTAGAATTAGAAGCTGAATTTGATAAAGATGGTTGGGCTACATCAAAGGCAATTATTCTGTCCAAAGCTATGAGAAAAATTACTCAGATGATTGGTAGACAGAAAGTAGCTCTTGTATTCACAAATCAATTACGTCAAAAACTTGGTGTAATGTTTGGTGATCCGTGGACTACAAGTGGTGGAAAAGCTTTACCATTTCACGCTTCAACTAGAATCAGATTAAAAAATCTTGGTCAGATCAAAGATGCTAAAAAGAATACTATTGGTATGAAGATGAGAGCTCAAGTCATTAAAAATCGATTAGGGCCACCTATGAGACATGCAGACTTTGAACTTTACTTTGAAAGTGGTATTGATGATGAAGGTAGTTGGTTACACGTTCTTAAAGAACATAAACTTGTAAAACAAGGTGGAGCCTGGTATACCATCAACGACCAAAATGGTAAGGAAATAAAATTTCAATCGAAAGATTGGGCTGAGAAACTTCAAGACCTAGAGTTTAAAGAGTATTGTTACAATATGATTTGTGATAAAGTTATATTAAAATATGAAAAGAACTTTGGAATTGATGATGTTATAGTGGAAGAGGAACTAAGTGAGTAATGCCAAATACCTATCTATATTTGATGAAATAAAGAAAAACGGTGGAACGGTAGATGCTGGTAAACCAAATGATAAAGTACTAATTGTGGATGGTCTAAACACTTTCATCAGAGTGTTTAGTGTCATACCAACAACTAATGATGATGGAATTCACGTTGGTGGAATCGTTGGTTTTTTACGAAGTATCGCTTACACTATAAATATGTTTAGACCTACCCGAGCCATCATAGTATTTGATGGTAAGGGTGGTTCTACTCGTAGACGTAAGATATTTCCTGAATACAAACAGAATCGTAAAACTAAGTATCGAGTAAATCGTTCATATGATTTTGCATCACAGGCCGATGAGAAACAAAATATGATGATGCAACTAAGTAGATGTGTAGAATATTTAGATACACTTCCTGTAACTGTTATGTCATACGATAATATAGAAGCTGATGATACAATTGGTTATCTGTGTAGACAAGTTCTTACCGAATCCAAGATTACAGTTATGTCAACTGATAAAGATTTTTTACAATTAACAGATGATAGAATAAAGATATGGAGTCCAACTAAAAAGAAAGTTTATGATACAGATAAGGTTATGGATGAGTATGGTATTAATTCACATAATTACATTTGGTATAGAGTTTTAGATGGAGATAAATCTGATAACATACCTGGTGTAAGAGGGTTGGGTTTAAAAACCATTCAAAAAAAATTACCATTTTTAACAGAGAATCGTATAGTTGAAATGGATGAGGTGGTTAATGTTTTACCTGATTCAAAAGACATGATAGAATTAAACTATAAGTTAATGCAGTTATCTGATGTTGATATTTCAGGTTCAACTAAGACAAAGATACTTGACAAAGCCAATGAACCAATTAATAGATTGGTTAAGTTTAAATTTCAAAAAATGTTTTTAGAGGATAAGTTATACGCAGCACTTCCCAATCTCAATAGTTGGTTAGCAACTAATTTTAATCAATTAAATACTTATGCAGAAAAAACACATGAAAAATAAAAAAGTACTTGACAAGTTCGGTTTTTTGTTGTATATTTACACATGGAAAATAGGGATTTTATAACCGTTTATGAGTGATACTTTTACACAATTTGGAACATCATTCCAAGCGAAGATTATTGCTTCGTTGGCAAGTGATATTAAGTTCTTAGGAACTATTAGTGATATACTACAACCATCTATGTTTGATTCCGATTCTAATAAGTGGCTGGTAAAATTAGTCATAGATTATTTTTACGAATATAAAAAACAACCTACACTTGAAGTTATAAAATATAAAGTTGATGAAATAGATAATGATGTATTGAAAGCTGGTGTTGTTGAAAAACTACGAGATGTTTGGAAAAATATAGAATCTACAGACTTAGAATTTGTACAATCAGAGACATTGGATTTTTGTAAGAATCAGACATTAAAAAATGCTATATTAGAATCAGTTGATATGTTGGAAAATAAAAACTATGATGGTATAAAAACTCTTATAGATGATGCTATGAAGGCTGGAACTACAAGAGATTTAGGTCATGATTATATTCCATCATTGGATTTGAGATTAGCAGATTCAGCACGGATAACAGTTAAAACACCGTGGGATGTTATCAATGACATAACAGATGGTGGATTGGGTGCTGGTGAATTGGGAGTTGTAGTTGCTCCAGCTGGTATCGGTAAGTCTTGGACACTTCAGGCTATAGGTGCTAGTGTAATTCGTGAAGAGAAAACAATCGTCCATTATACATTGGAATTGAATGAAACATATGTTGGGCTACGATATGATTCTATATTTAGTGGTATAACAACATCAAATATAAAATACTACAAAGATGAAGTCACTAAAAAATTACTTGAATTGAAGGGTAAGTTATTGATAAAGTATTTTCCAACAAAGGCTGCTTCAGTTCAAACATTAGGAGCACACCTTAAACAAATAGAGTTAAGTGGTACTAAAGTAGATATGGTAATTGTTGACTATGCTGACATCCTTATGCCAACCGGTAATTTTAAAGAAAAAAGACATGCAATAGGAAACATCTATGAAGATTTACGTGGATTGGCTGGTGAGTTACAGATTCCAATATGGACTGCTTCACAGGCTAATCGTTCAGCTTTGGAAGAAGATGTGATTGGTGCTGATAAAGTAGCTGAAGATTATTCTAAAGTTATGACTGCTGACTTTGTTATAAGTATGAGTAGGAAGGTAGAAGATAAGATTGCTAATACAGGTAGGTTTCACGTAATTAAAAATAGATTTGGTATAGATGGTGTTACTTATCCATCAACTATAAATACTAATATTGGACAAGTTGTGATACATGAAGGTAGTAGTCAATCTGGTATGAGTACACAAAATCAAATGAATAATAGTCAAGAGTTTTTAAGAAAACAATTAGCTAAC